CTGGTGTCATCCGACGCCAGGGCGGCCTCGATCGCGGCCTCGATCGCGGCCTCATCGGCGTCGGCGTCGAGGCCGAGCTTCTGGAGCACGCTTTCACTCAGGGTTGCCACAGTGGGCTCCTTTCCATTGGTTACCTCGGCCTCGACAGGCTGAGGGGTCTCGTTGTGCGCCTGCGGAATCCGCGGCGCCGGCGCGTGTGAGCGCCCCGCATGGCTGTAGATCGACAAGTCGAAGTGGTCGCGCGGGTGCACCGACCGCATCGCCAGGTTCTTCGCGCCGCTCGACTTCGGGTCCAGCACCCGGTCGGCAATCCCCGCATCGACGGCTTCCTGTGCCGACCACCAGGTTTCAGCGGTAAGCACAGCCATCCACTCGTCGACAGTGCCGCCCGCACGGTCGGCAAAAATTGACGCGATGTTCTTGCCGATCCGCTCGAGGTCTTCGGCCATCTTGCGCATGTCCTCGGCGTCACCGACCATCAGCGCCCATGGCAGGTGCGCCATCAGCTCGGCGTTTTTGGCCATGATGAGTTCGTCGCTGGCACCCACGGCAATGAAGCCCGCCGAGCTGGCGGCGTAACCGTCCACGGTGGTGATGACCTTGGCGTCGTGCTGGCGCAGGGTGTTCATAATGGCCAGCGCCTCGTAGACGTCACCGCCCGGTGAATTGATGTGCAGGTCGATCGTGCTCACGCTGTCGGGCAACGCCTTGAGTTCGTTGCGGAAGTCACGCGATGTCACGCCCCAGAGCCAGTCGATCTCGTCGTAGATGTCGACCTGGGCAACCGTGTTGTCGTCAGCCTTGTTCTCAATGCGGTACCACGGCCGGTGCTCTCCGTTGTCGCTGGCCGACTTATGGCGGGCGCCCATGTCGCGCAACCGCTTCGCCGCCAGTTCGGCGGCCTGTCCTGCGTCGAGGTCGTACGGTCCAGTCACCACAGCTTCATCGCTCCATCCGGTTCCTTGCGGCGGTCCCTCGGGCTGCGACCGCGGGCGCGCTTGCGTGCCATCGGCCCTGCGGGCTCGGCCTGGGGTTCGTCGCCACCGTCCGGATCAGGCGCGGGCAGGCCGGCTGACTGGCGGATGGCCGCCTCCAGATCGGGGTCCGGCGTGATCAGGTCGTTGGCGGCCAGTAGCGCCAGAGAGGCTGCGGTGGCGTCTTGGCGTGAACCGATCTCGTCGAACACCAGCCGCGGCGTCGGCGCGTCGAGGCCCCAGTTGGCCGTAACGATGGCCTCGACGATCTCTGCCTGGGCGGTGTCGCACAGATCGACGGCCACCGCCTGAATCGAATCGGTGAACGTCGTCGAGAGCACGCTGGCCAGTGAGTAGCTGCCGCCCTTGCCGTCGAGGTTCAGGAATTGCGCCAGCGCCACCAGTCCGATGGCCCGGTCGTGAAATTCGATCGGGTGCATGAAGTCCGGCGGGGTGCCCTCTGGCCCGTAAATCTTGAACGTTGCGCCCGCTGGGATCGAGAAGCCCGAATTCTCACCGCCGGTGTAGTCCATGGCCATTTCGCCGTACTCATCGAGACGAGCCTGGTCATCGGACTCGGCTTCACTCGCGGTGAAGCCCGGAACGCCGATGCCGTACCGGCCGAGCGCGGCAATCTCGATCCGCATAGCACGGTCCTTGAGCTGCCAGTGTTTCCATGCGGGTCGTAGCAGGCTTGTGCCGTAGGGAATACCTTCCTCCGGCTCGTGCTGGTAGATCACCAGCCGGTCGGCGGTCATGGCCTGCACGCCCACCAGGCCAGGCATCAGTGTTGCGAATCCGGCGCGGCCAAACCCGCCGAAGGAGCCCGCCGGCCACTGCTGAATCGAGATGATTTCGCCGTCGGCGCCGACATTCCAGGTGGCAATCGTCGCCGGAGGTCGCGGGGCGATCCGGTCAATGTGCGCGCGGCCCTGGTCGTCGACCCGAAATGTGCGCTCGAAGACCGCATGGCCGTATCGCAGGTGTTTCAGCGACTGCTGCAGGTGGCGAGACCAGGAGAATCGGCCCTTCACGCGGCCCGTGTTGCGCGCCTTCGTGTCCTCGCTGTCTTCGCTGACGATCGGCAGGCCCAGTTCGGCCGCGACAAACTCGGTCACCTCGTCGCTCGCGCCGTTCTGCGCGATCCGCCACGGCGTGCGGCGGATCGGCAGGCCCACCGCACGTAGCACCGACGAAACCCGGGCATCGCCGCGGCACATCTGCGTATACGTGCGGATTGAGTTCGGCCAGAGCAGGTCCGGATTATCCTCGAAGACGTCATAGGGCGAACCGAGGCCGTTGAGGCCCACCAGCGTCGCGTTAACGTAGCCCTTGGCTCGCTTCGGGGCGGCGCGGTCGGTCTTTGTATCGGCCACTACTCACCCCTTCTTGGTCGTCAGAACGCCATCTCCATGACATTGGTTTCTCTGGACTGCTTGCGGCCGGAGCCCTGATGCGCCTTGACGGGCTTGGCCGGCTTCTTGGTCGCCGCGCCGAACTCGATCAGCGCCCAGCGGGCCAGCGTGGCCGCTTTCAGGTGCGCCACCGGTGCACCGCCGTAGGACTCGTCCCAGGTGAAGCCACCGGACGGCAGCTCACGCATCGACGCCGATGCCACTGCGTCGGTCAGGCACTCTTGCCCGGCGTGGGCCAGGCGGCCGTCGAGTGCGTCGTCGAGGAATCCGCGGGAGGCGAGCGCCAGTTGCGGCATGTTGGTCATCGTCGGCTCGATGCCGGCGTCGATCAGCTCCTGCTCAAGCACCGCGGCGGTCGACTTCTGGTCGGTCACCAGAGCCACCGGGTTAAGCGCGCCGACAGCCGCCACGGTGTACGCCTTCACCGACCCGTTCGGCGCCGTCCGGCTGTAGCCGATCTCGACGAAGATCCGGCCGTCAGTGGTGCGCTGGGCCGCGGCGAGCACCCACACCTTGCCGTCGCGGGTGCGCTCGAGCGCCAGACTGCACGGGCCGACGAGTTGCACGCCGACTGGGTCGACAAGCAGGTTCTGCCACTGGTCCTCGGTGATCGGCGAACCTATCTCGTCCTCGGGCGGCGGGTAATCGCCCCAGCCGAGGTAGTCCGCGTCGAAGATCGCGCGCTGCGCCGCCGTCTTAGCCTTCTGGCGCTTGCTGCGGATCTCGCGTTCGTTCGTCGCAACGCCATAGGACGGCTGTGCCAGCGCCCACGCCTCGGGATCATCGCGCGACATCCCCTCCGGCGCGGCATAGAGCGCGTAGTACAAATCCGGCGCCCGATCAAAGCCCAGGCGATGCAGGCCGGCCAGGATGTGACAGCGGGCGTGCGCATCCTTGACCGGCGGCGTCGAGATGTAGATGGTCTGCGGGTTCTTGGCCGCCGACTGCGTGCCGGTGAGGTTCGCTTCCTCGTCGGGGTCCAGGTCGTAAGCCTCGTCAATGATCAGCAGGTCGATCTCGGTGTAACCACGGCCGAAGTCCTGCGAGCGCGGCCCGAACTCGACTTCGCAGCCGTTGACAAGCTTGATCACGCCGCGGTTGCCGCCCTTCGACGGCTTCTCTGCCAGTCGCGACTTGAGCCAGGGCACCCGGTTGATCACCGCGACCACACGCTTGAACACGTCATAGGCGGTCGACCAACGCTGCGCGGTGTAGATGATCCGCTTAGAGCGCAGGACGAACATGTGGAACAAGATCAGCAGCACCACCAGCAGGGTCTTGCCCTGCTGACGGGTGCACTCAATGCAGACGTCGCGGTGGGTGAACAACTGGACCGGCTCGCGGCCCTCGGCCTCGGCGTCCTCGATTTCCTCCGGTGTCGGCGGCTGCACGGACAGGATGCCCTGCAGCGAGCGCCACTGCCACGGCATCTGGCGCATGCCGATCGCGGCGCCGAACCGGCCGCACCGATCCGCCTGCGCGTGCTCGTCGCCGTCGAACTTCGACTCGAACTCCGGCAACTGGCGGCCCTTGAGCCGCGGCCAGGAGCCGACCCACTCCGGCCACCGCCGAGCGGGCGGCGACTTCGGCGCCCGGGCTGACGGCGTTCGGCGGGTCTTAGAAGCTGGCGAGGGGGTCGTGGTTGCCATCGGGGTCTGTCGGCTTGTCGGCGCGCTGCTTGTGGATCTCGGCCAGCAGGTGACGCAGCTCGGTCATCAGCATTCGCGCCTCCCGGGCCGCGCTGTCGATCTTCACCTCGACCACCTGCGGCCCCAGGCTGAGCTTCACCCACTCCGCGACGTCGCCGTTGACCAGCGCGAGGTACTTTGCCCGCATGTCGGCCACCTGGGCGGCCTGCTCGATCAGCAGTCGCACCGAAAACGTGTCGTCTTGACGGCTTAGCTCGTCAATAAGCGTTTGACCAGCGGTTTTCTGGGCGGTAGCGGCCTGTTTCGCCATCAGGAGGACGGCTCGTTGACATTATTGGCCGGTTTGTAAAAAAAATTCCTGACCCGCGAGTGGGTCAGGTGGAGGCCCCCCCTCGGATATTTCGGCCCCCGGGGGGTCGCGCGCCCCAAAACCGCCTCTGACCTGCGGTTATGCGTCACGGCCATGGCAGGAGCCTCGGATCGAGGTCGTCGGCGGCCGTCTGCCCTGCCTGCCCCTGCCACTCGCTCGGGTGAGTGCCGGTGAGGGCCGGGCGCAGGTGGTCACGGGTGCCGTCACCGCGCTGCTCGTTGCAGGTGGCGTGCAGCAGCCGGTTCGCCTTGTGTCCACCGCGCGTCCTCGGCACCTCGTGGTCACCGGCGAGCGTGCGCTGGTCCCAGTTGCGCAGCTTGTTCCGGAACATCGGCAGCGCGCACCACCAGCAGAGCGTGCCGTCGACCAGGGCGCGCAGCAATGCTGCTACTTGCTGCTGATGAGCCCAGCCCAGCCCGCGGGCGGTGGTGTTGGCCTTACGGCTGGCCGCCATTGGCGGGCATGACCTCGATGTCGGTCTGCTCGGTCGGCGCCGGGATGTCAACGCTGATCGTCCAGCCCGTCGGCCTGGTCTGCAGGTCGATGGCCAGCGGCTGCAGTTGCGGCCGAGGCAGGATCTGGGTAGCTAGCGCGTTGCCGATCGAGGCGACCATGAACGCCTTCAACCACGGCGGCGGTACAGCGTTGGGGTTCATCTGCGCCCGCACTGCAGGCTCGATCAGCTCGGGTTGCGGTGGCAGCATCCACTGATCAACCACATGATCGAACACGGTCTGGTCATCGACGATGAAGCGGAGGCGGGTCACGCTACGGCCCGCTTCCCGGGGTACTGGGCGTGGCGCCCATCCCACACGCGGTTGAGCGTGGGGATTAGCCCGCCGATGTAGTAGGTACGAAGGTGCCAGCCCTTGGCCCGCCGGTGGCGCAGGCTGTGCTTAGCGCTCACGCCGACCGCCACATGTCCAGCACCTTCATGGTCAGCAGGTGG